GCAAGCCAGAATGGCATTTCTCAATGGCCGATGATAAAGGAGGACCCGAACAATGGACGATAAGACGCGCGCCCTGTTGGGCGATAGAGAGGCGGCCAAGCGGCTGACGGATGCGGGGGTGGTGCTGATGCAGGGAGATTGCCTGGAACTACTGCAAGACATCCCGGACGGTAGCGTGGATATGGTGCTGACTGACCCTCCGTATTCCAGCGGCGGAATGTATCGCTCTGATAGAGCGAACGGATCAAGTAAAAAATATCAAAGCACAGACACAAAAGATATCAAGCCTGATTTTGCGGGGGATAATCGAGACCAACGCAGTTTTACGCTTTGGGAAACATTTTGGGTTTCTGCTGCGAAAAAAAAGATGCGCCCAGGCGGCATCGCAGTCATCTTTACCGATTGGAGGCAGTTGGCAGCGACTATTGACGCCGTGCAGTGCGGCGGGCTTGTGTACCGGGGGGTTATTCCATGGATTAAAACCGCAGCGAGACCACAAAAAGGGCGGTTTACGCAAAACGCCGAATATTGTGTTTGGGCATCAAATGGACATATTCCAAATGAGGGTGGAAACTACAAAGGATATTTTGTTTGTAATCCGAAAGCAACATCTAGACGGATACACGCGACTGAAAAACCTATCGAGTTGTTGGAGCATTTAATGGCTATTGCTCCTGATGGCGGAACCGTTATGGATATGTTTATGGGAAGTGGATCCACCGGCGTTGCCTGTGTCAACACGGGGCGGAAGTTTATTGGCATAGAATTAGACCCCGGATATTTTGAGGCGGCGAAACAGCGAATTGAGGAGGCACAGGCGCAAGCCCGCCTGGCCTGGAACACCCGCGCGCCGATTCTGAGCGCGGAGGAATTGCAGAGATTGGAGGCCCAGCCGTGACGCGGGAAGAAGCGATTGACATTTTGGCGGAAAGCAAGCGACAGAATGAGGTTATGAGAGATACCCCAAGCACGTTTTGGGTGTCACACCAAATGGCTGATGGAGTTAAAAATGCAGAAAGACGAATTGCAGCTCTTAACCTCGCCCTCTCCGCCCTCCGCCCCGTCAGCCGGGAGCAGGTGGAGCGGCTGTGGCCGGGGTGTGACCGTTGCAAAGCAGCTGATACAGCAATCGCATGGGAGCGGTGGGGACACCAATACTGTTCTCAATGTGGTCGCCCTCTCACCCCAGAGGCGTGGGAGGAACTGAGAAAGAGACTGGAGGCGCTAAACAATGACAAAAAATGAATTTATAGCCCTAATTGGGCAAGACGTAGTTGTAGACTATCCATTTGGCCGAGAACTCCAGCGGTGGAGCATGAAAAACTTTTATATCGATGGAAATGGCGAAGTCAAACATAATCGTCTCACGCTTATTATGGATGCTTTTATTGCCAACGCAAGAAATCCCCACAAAGGGAAGCCCACGCATGGTTAAGGAGGCGCTGAAAGATGAGTGCGATTGATTCGGATGCGCTAAAGGAGTATATCAAGAAAACAGATTTAACCGCTGTTGAACGGGGTGCGCTTTTGCAGGCGATCTCTAATATGTCCACCCTCACCCCGCCGAACGAGCCGCTGACGCAGGCAGACCTTGATAGCATGGACTATGACAAGGTATGGATTGACTATGGGGACGACGGTGAGTGGGCGCTGGTGGTAAACGGTCGAATCTATTGCCTGGCAGTACTAGAGGGCGCCGGGTTCGAGGACATCTTGCGGGAGGAGCTGGGCGGTGAGACCCTGGATCGCCCCAGTGGAGATTACACCGTGTACCGCCGCCCGACGGAGGTATCGCCATGAGACACCAATACACCCGCGCAGAGCTGGAATCCATCACCCAGGAGACGGCAATCTACATTGAGGGCGCAGGGATAGCCCAGCTCCAATGGGGCGGCCTGGAGATTGCAGAAGGGTGCAGGGATGGATATCTGTACTGCAAGCACATCAAGCCGTTTAGCCTGGAGCTGTACGGCCAATACTGGACGGCCTTTGACGGGCCGCCGGAGGAGGGGTGAGCATGGAGAGACTGACATACTGGTGTGACAATGGGCATGGTGGTGGAAAATGGTTTGTAGCTATCGATGCCGAAGGAAGAGAAGATTACGGGCCGCACGTTGACCGCCTCGCAGCCTATGAGGAGACTGGCTTGGAGCCGGGGGAAATCGAACAGCTCAAAGGTGAAGCATTTGGTCTGAGAGTGGACAAGCAAGAGCTGGAGCAATATCGTGCTCTCGGCCCCATTGACCGCCTCCGCGAACTGGCCGAGGCCGCACTACGGAGGGAGCAGGATGGCTGATATTCTTACAATTATAGCCGCTGTGGAGTGGATGGCGCTTGGCCTGCTTGTCCTGTGGAAGCTCAAGGGGTGGAATCGAAAGATGGAAGAGTTATACGAAGACATGAAGAAACAGTGGGAGGCCGAGCATGAGACTAGTTGATGCGGATAATGCACGAGAGTGCTTTGGTGGTGATGGGGTGACTGGAGCCGTCATGAAGCGTATGTTTGATAGCCTGCCCACCATCGACGCCGTGCCTGTGGTCAGGTGCCGGGATTGTGAGTGGTTCAATCACTATACCATGGAATGTGAGAGTGATGATGTTGCAACAGACCATGAGGGCGGAGCGTCGTTTAGCATTAACTTTGGCCCGGATGATTTCTGCTCCTACGGCCAGCGAAAGGAGGCCGACCATGGCTAATCTGATGTTTGCTGATGCAGAGTGCCCTAACTGCGGCAGAAACTGCGGAAATGGAGGACGCGGAGATATCTTCTACTGCCCCTCCTGTGGCTGGAAGGGAAAAATCAAGGGTGCCGAAAATGACATGAAGTTTATCGAGGAATATATTCGGTTTTGCATCGAACGTGACAAGGAGGCCAACCTAGACGAAGCCATCGAAAAGTACCTGAAAATCAAGGAGGAGGCCAACATGGACAAGCCGAGAATTTGCGAGGTGCTTGGGGTTGAACCAGAAGAAAAGTTTGAAATTAGAGGAAACACGTTAGGGCGATTTCGTATCAATAAATATGGGACATTCCAGATTGAAATATCAAATGACTGCTGGGGATTCTCCACTGTGGAATGTCTTAACAATCTCATAAATCATCCAGAAAACATCGCCCGCAAGCCCCGCTGGACGGAGCAGGAGGTGGAGAGGGCGAAGGCTATCAAAGTGCTATATCCAGTTGTTAAAACATTGGCATACGTTGATATAGTGGGACAGACATTTTACATGTATGATGACGAAGACAACTATAAGGGCAGTCTTGATAACCTTGATGAAACGTTTCCTACGCTGAGGAGCATAAGGCGGGCCACATTGGACGAGATCATCGGAGGTGCCCAATGACCAGAGAAATACTTTTCAAGGCCCAACGGCTGGATAACGGCGAGTGGGTGGAGGGAAACATTGTGGATGTCCCGGAAGATGCCGACTTTATGCCCGGAGCGTACATTCTACCGCGGCTGGTATCGGCCAGGGCAGACCCGCCCACAAAAGGTATCATGCTCGGAGGTTTCTTTGAGGTTGACCCCTCCACGGTCTGCCAGTATACCGGCCTGACCGACAAGAACGGCGTGAAGATTTTTGAGGGTGATATTTTGAGCTACAACGGATCAAGAGAGCCAGTTATTTTTAACACAGATCTCAGAATCCCATGTTTCACAACTGGAATTGGAAGCGGAAGCAGCACCCCACTACATCCGTACAAACTGAGCAAGCGCCATTTTGTCATCGGCAACATCCACGACGGGGAGGGCGGGCAACATGAGCGAGTGGATTAGCGTCAAGGACAGGCTGCCGGAAAGTCAAGCGGATGTCCTTGTGGTGGCGTTTTGGCATGAACGCTGGCAGACCATGATGGGCTGGCATAGTGACATGGGAAAGAAGTGGCGTGTCATTACACCACACGGAGAAAGAGAGCCGGGCGGTGTCACCCACTGGATGCCCCTCCCAGACCCGCCGAAGGAGGGATAGACCTTGAATGAGTTTAAGGAAAGACTCAGGAGGTTGAGGGAGGAGAAAAAGCCTGTTAGGAGTATGGCGGTAGTGTCAGAACTGTGCGGGCTTCCGCGCAGCGCAGTAAGAAAATATGAGCGCGGGGAGGCAAAGCCCAATATGACTGCGCTGATTGCTCTGGCAGACTACTATGAAGTATCGCTAGATTATCTAACAGGTCGAGTAAAATACAGATAAAATTTGAAGATTAACCTTTAAAGGGCAGCTAAACCAAAAAATTGATTTAAAATGGGAGTGTGGGAGCGTGTGCCCCTGCGCTCCCATTCCCCTTCCTCCTTCACACGGATGGGGTGGCGTCGGTGCATCTGCCGCCACCCCCTCTGTGTGCAATATGCCGCCGGTCGAACACCACCCCACTATTCGGGGCATGAGGGGTCGCACCCCTCTGGCGGCGAATGACGGTGGAAAGACACTACACCAGATTGCCGGAGCGTCTAGGCGCTGGGAAGAGTAAGACGCGAGCCGCCTGTCATGGGGGCTGAGCTAAAAAAGCGGTGGCAGCTATGACCTGCCCCGGTGTGCCGACACATAGAAAGCGGCTGCGCCCGGCGGAGCGTGTAGAGACGGAATCCGCCACATATGCCGAGTGCTTGAGCAGAAGCGGAAGCGGCGGCCATGGACAACGCCGCGGACGTGTGGCGGCTCAATACCGCCTCTCGGCTCCAAAACTGAAAAGGTGGTGAAAATATGCCAACCTATCGAAACGGCCGTATCTGCTTGAATAGAAACGAAACAAGAGGATTTTACAAGCAGACTATCCACCCATCTGAGGATACCGCAAGGCTGAGAGACAAATACCTGGACGGAATTGATAAAACGTTAGAAATCAAGCCGACAAGGGATGGTGTAGTCCTGAGCCGGAAGTGACATGATATGCCGCTCCTCGCCGCATGAGGCGGGTGGTGGCACCAATAAGAGCCTCTTGACTGGGGGTGATGCCTCATGATTACAGAACACGGAGGCGATCTGTGATATGAGCGGTGCTGGAATAGGTAGACAGTAAACAAGGCAACGAGGACGGACAAAACGTGCTGCCACCTTGCTGACGAGTAAGGCCGTCGCCCCGATCGTAGCTGCGCCATGTGAGGTGCAAATCCTCACCCGCTCAAAAGATAAAGCCGCCCCCGGAGGGGCGGCAGGATTAGCTCAGAATTTCTTTCAGTTTGTCCAAATTCCCGGCATTGGGGCTGACCTTGCCGCTCTCCCAGCGGGATATCACGGCCTGGTTAACGTCCATCGCATCCGCAAGCTGGGCTTGAGTCAAGCCTTTGGCCTTTCTGGCGGCGGAAATATCAAACTCGACAGACGCAAGGGGGCGCTTGCCTTTACCGGCAAAATAGCCTAACTGCCAAGCCCCCTGCATTTCAAGGGGCTGGAACTTTTCAGACCCTCCCTCCACGGGCGGGTCAATGCTGGTGATCTCGCAAAGCGCCTCAGCAACCTGCCGGTCGAGATCCCCCTTTAGGAGGCCAAGCCGGTGAGCGTCGGAAATGACTCTGGCGAGTGCTGTATACGGGCGCTGAGCGGCAAGGGTGAGATCCCCTCCGATCTCCTGCGGATATGCCGCCGCGTTGAGCCGACCGAACACCCAGCCGAACACGTATGCTTCTCTGTTTGTCATCAGCAACCGACCTCCTTGAAATAACGGTATTCCATTTCGTCATAAACATTGACCTTGATCTCAACCTTGCTGTCAGGATACTGGGAGGCATAACGAGCGGCACAATCCTCGGCGCCCTTCTTGTCGTCCATATAAGCACCCATCATCCAGCCGTCTTTGCAGACACAGTATTCATAGTGTTTCATGAGTTTACCTCCTATGTTGTACTCTTTAATTTTTATGACTTAATTATATCATAAAATATGATATTGTCAATACATATCTTGAAAAATATTTGCCGCCCCGCAGTTGCAGGAGACGGGGGAGGCCCCAACGAGAGGAAACGCATGGCGGGATATTCCCCCGCCGCCTCTCAAACAAAAGATCAGGGCTAGGCCGACGGGCCGAAAAGGGAGGTGCCACCTTACTCCCCTGCCCTGAGTCAACATAAAGGTGGGAAGCAAAATAGAAAGGGTGGTATCTACATGAACGAACTAATCAAAGTTGACTTTAGCGGCGAACAGCCAGCAGTATCAGCGCGGGAACTCCACGAGTTTCTAGAGGTAGAAACACCGTACCACAAGTGGTTTCCCCGTATGTGCGAATATGGATTCGCTGAAAATGAGGATTACGCAGTCACGGACATTTTTGTCCATAACCCCGCTGGCGGCCCTCAGAGCATGAAAGATGCCGCCGTCTCTATCGATATGGCCAAGGAGATCTGCATGCTCCAGCGGAACGAGAAGGGGAAGATTGCCCGGAAGTATTTCCTCCAATTGGAGAAGGATTGGAATAGCCCGGAAAAGGTAATGGCCCGTGCGCTCCAGATAGCAGATCGAAAGATTAAGATGCTGGAGGCGGAGAAGGAGACTAACCGACCGAAGGTGCTGTTTGCGGACTCCGTGGCTGCCTCCAATACATCCATACTGGTTGGAGAGCTGGCAAAGCTCCTCAAGCAGAATGGGGTGGACACTGGGCAGAACCGTCTCTTTGACTGGATGCGGAACAACGGATATCTGATCCGCAGAGAGGGCACGGATTACAACATGCCCACACAGCGCTCAATGGAATTGGGCCTGTTTGAAATCAAGGAAACCAGCATCACACATGCAGATGGGCATGTTACGGTGAACAAGACCCCGAAGGTGACGGGGAAAGGACAGCAGTTTTTTATCAACATGTTTCTTGGTTGACAACCCACACGGGTGTATCGCTTAACAGGCTGTGACGGCTGGCCGTATCCGAGCCAGAGCGCGACAGTAGGCGGCGATGGTGTACTCCCTTTAGGGCCATATATATAACCCATACGGGGTTAATATATTGGCCCTCAAAGGGAGTGGACGTTTGACATGATTTTGACTCTACTTAGGCGAGAGGTGGTGAGTGTGGCATTAACGCCAAAGCAGGAAAGATTTGTGCAAGAGTACCTTGTGGACTTGAATGCCGCACAGGCTGCTCTTCGGGCAGGGTATAAAAACCCTGAAATTGGGCGGCAGCTAATTACGAAAAATAACGTTTCTTCCGCAATTCAGGAAGCAAAGAGAGCCAGAAGTGAACGGACAGAGATTACACAGGACTATGTGCTTGCCAAGCTGAAGGAAATCACAGATAAACCGGCCTCGGATGCGAATGACAGCGATCTGAAGTATTCCAGCAAGATAAAAGCACTTGAACTGTTAGGGAAACATGTGGGAGCGTTCGATGGAAAGGCGAACGGCGATGGAGATACGGAGGTTAAGGTGGTCATAGATGTCTGAGATTCGTTTATCGTCCGTCCTTGGACCTGCATTCCACCTACTGGCTCGTGACGTATTCCAACACGGACACACACACTATGATTTGTCT